CCATACAACCACTCCATGAAGTCCCAAGTGTCGTTGGAGTGGGAGTTCTCAAACTGGACGAAGTCCGACCAGAAGTAGCAGTGTTCGCCGTCACTGATGATGTCCAAAAACCGCTTAAGGTCACTAGGACACACTGAGGCGTAAAACAGTGCGTTATCAACTGGCCACTTCTCCTTGAGTAAGTGGGTCAGGGCTTTGAGGAATGGGCCGGCAATCACATGGGTGACTTCGTTGGGAGCTTGGATGATGCGATCAACCATCTCTTTCAACCGCGAGACGTCACCATGCGCGCCCTGGGTGAATCCGGGGAGGAATTCAGTCTTAACAAACGCCTTGAACTTGGCGTATCCCCGTTTCCACCCAGCCCGACGGTAGTCCTCACAGGCTTGTTCCAATGCCTTCCTCCGTCTAGAAGGCATGGTCTCCAGCCATTCTTCGCGCTCCATTGGCCTCGTTTGAAAGTTCGGGAGCAGCAGGTGGGCGAACCTGCGAGCCCATAGCCATCGGCCTGGCTTGGGTCCTGAGCCCCAGCTAGCCTTTGGTACCTCCCGAAACAATCGGCACATGACGGCCTTAGCCTGTGTGTAGGCCGTTGCGACAGAGACCATGGGTGCAGCGCCGCTGCAACCAATGCCGCATAGAGCGTGGGTAAAGCGCGGCGGATCCGGGACAACAAGCTTAGACAGATCGGACTTTTCCATATCTGCCCATTTGTTAACCCTCTCACCGTACCTCGCCTGCACTCTTGCCGTGTGCCAGCACACCTTCAGGCCCTTCGCTGGGATACTCACTTTGTCCCACTTCGCCTGCGGTGGCGGATGCTGTTCCCCCCGGCGGTACACAATGCCTGGATAGCAAGTCGGAACCTGGAGGTTCTCCTGGACTTGGTAGCCAGACCATGTCACATAGCCTAGGGTGTCCATCTTTGCCGTGCAGTCCTTGCACTGGCGGTGCTTCCACCTGTACTTCCCCACGGGCATAACTCCGCAATTAACACATGACTTGTGGTCCCGCGCGGGCGGGTGACCAAAGTTCGGTTTGTGACGGAGAAGCCGTAGGGCGGCCTGATGAACTGCGAGTGCCTCCGACAACATCTCACGTGGTTCGAGCTCGGATGGATCCTCCATGCCGAGATGCTCGTTCCGGATGTCGACGAGTGGCCCCTTCGCTTCGGGGAAGGCGTCCGTTGCTGGCTGCAATGCTGCATGCAAGAACCGGGTTGCGGCAGTGGCATTGGGCAGGTGCTTGAGTGCAGCAAAATTGATCGGCTGGTTCAGCACTCGCTTGAATGCAACCCTCTTGACGATCATTCGCCGGTTGAACAAGTCAGCCACAAACGCCTTAACGCGATTCCCGGTGCTAGCACGCTTCACAAGGCGTGCAACCTGAAAACGTACTCCCCCACAGTTCACCACAGTCGAGACCTCCAAGCCGAGCAGGACGGACCCGCTCTGCATGGCCTCGATGGCCTCTAGGTCATAGCATCCGCCGTCACGCCTTCGCGGGCAGTCGATGCTTAAAGGCCGTATCCGCACATACAGCCAGTCGCCCTCCCGGACGGGGACCTTGTCGAGGATCTCTTTGCGGGCCTCTACAAGACGGCAATCGTAATCTGGGGTTGGTACAAACCACTCCCCAAGGAACGAAGCATCGGCGGCCACGGTGCCACCAGCATTCTCCTCGCTGTCGCCCAAAAACCACCTGGTGTAGTACTCGGCCCCGAAAGGGAGCTTGACTGGGTGGTCTAATGGGGGACACTCGATGCCGAACACTGCGGTAAATGCCTCCTCGACAAATCCCCGCTTGTGCAGCTGGAGCGGAACGCCCATGAAGTCAATGGGCAATGCTGGCGCAATTGGTGGCGCGCTGACGGCCTGTGCAACACACACTTGCACACCCTGGTCGACGGTACTAGACGCCGACGTGCACTCTTGTGCTTCAGTCTCAGGTTGGAGCTGGTCTTCTAGGACTGAGAAGACGTTGGAACAGACCAGCTCTGGCATTGGCTCCTCCACGACATCAGGCGGCACATACACGACACGCCTAATAATTCTCCAGAAGGGAAGGAAGTGGTCATAGTCATTACCGTTGTCGTCCTTAGAGATGCATAGCACGCCGGCTTGCTTGCACTTCTTGGACTTGACCTTGCCCTTCCCCTCCACCACGATTTCATCGGGACCGTCGACGAAGCAGGCGACAGTGATGTCAAACCCGCCCTTTGAGCAGATCCCCAGTGCGTCATCAATAGACACACTGGCAGAGCAATCCCACTTTTCCAATGCTTTGCGAAGTTTCGGCAGTGCACTAGAATCTATACAACACAACAGACTCCGCCAGAAGCAACTGGCTCCAGCTTTTTCGAACTCCACAGCGATTTCTGCCCTGGTGGGCTCACTGATGTGAGAGCTCTTGGCTGTCAGCCGTTCAACGTAAGAGTCATACTTCGAGCAATCTGCCCAC